CGAGGAACGAATCACTTTCGGTGGGCATCTTGCCGTTGCTCGTCGTAGGAAAGCCACAGTTTGGTACACTATTCGACGTCACGTTCTTGGAAGGAAACCTGCTCAGGTTACGACGAATCTTCGCGTGCGGCGGGGCGGTCCACCGAAAGGTGGTTCCCAGCCGTTACGCGTTGATACGTCGGACGCCTCAACTGCGCAGATAAGGAAGAATTCTTCTCTGCGTTTACGCCGAGCTCAGGGTAACCCGAACTCGGGGAAACCTTTCGACTCCTCATCCAAAACGACTCTGCGAAAAAATCCGGAGACCGCGTTCTCTAACTATATGCATTATCGCTGGTCGAGCACTACTGGTGTCTTTTGGGACACCACAGTGTCTGGCCAAACGTATAATCGCACGTGGTCGGGTGTGCGTACTCCGAACTTTGCAGCGTTGCAAGGACAGGGCCGTCTACCCATAAATGGGTATGACATGAGCGAATGGAAGGCCGAGATTGGTCTATTTGTACAAACATGGAAAAGACGAACCGAAGTCTTTAACATGTTTGAGACCTTGATCGACCCGATGTCCGCGGTCGTAGGATTTCCAGCGGCACCTACACACCTTGTGGGTGCTTCGGATGTCGCACTGCGTCAACTCATGGAGAGGTCAGGCTCAGGTTTAACAGCTAACCTGGCGCAAGACATCGCCCAGATCAGCCAATTAACTAGCATGATAGGCAATACAGCTATCCGGCTAGCAAAGGCTGGTCGCCACCTGCGGAAGGGAAATATCCCTGAAGCAGTGAGAACGCTGTGGCATCATACCAATCCGAAATTTCGGAGACACGGAGGCCCTTCCATGCGGAATTCTCTAGCCAATAATTGGTTAGAGCTCCAGTATGGTTGGAAACCTCTGTTATCTGATCTCCAGGGTAGTATGAAGGCTTTAGCTAAGTTTAACATAGCTAATGTTGATATCCAGCACGTGACCGGGTCGGCGACAAAATCGAGCTCTTCGACATCTACGAGCGGTGTCCCTAATTTTTCTTTCTCCCAGGGGACTGTCACGAATATCGAGACAGAAACCCGGGCGAAGTATGGGATGCGGTTCAAGGTGGCGTCGAGATTAACCTCTTTTTTGGCGCAGACTGGTTTTACAAATCCCATCAATCTCGCGTGGGAAGTTCTCCCGTTCTCATTTGTTGCTGATTGGTTCCTCCCTATCGGGACTTATCTCGAGACACTTAGTGCTTGGGATGGCCTCGAATTTGTGGATGGTTACCTTTCTCAGCTTACAAAACAGAGAACATTCCAGACCGTTTCTTGGTCCGGGCGTCCTACTGGTACTCAAGGTGACGAAATCGAAACGATGCAATGTGGTGGATCTCAGACTCGCGAGTATACGGTCTATTCTAGGGTTAAGCTTACTGCTTTTCCCCAGGCTAGGTTTCCGCAACTCAAAAATCCGATCTCCGTTTCACATGCAGCGAACGGTATCGCCCTTGTCCAGCAGGTGTTCGGGCGAAGAACTTAAGTCGAGATTAACGGTCTCCATGATTCAATCAGGAGTAAATACATGCCCGCTATCGCGGCTGTAAAGACCTCGTCCATTCTTGCGGCAACGGAGATTACAACCTCCGCTACCGTAGGCGTGGACAAGACGTTCGACCCCGAGGGGTTTATCCTCCCCGGCGTTGCGCGGTGGGTTGACCGGTCTGGCGGAATTGCCATCGGTTACCCGCAGTTTTCCCTGTCGGTCCGTGCGCCTACCAAGGCATCGCGGATTTACAAGGTAACTGCGAAACTCGTTCTCCCGACGCTCGAACAGACGTCTCCTTCGACGGCAACCGGTATTCAGCCGGCGCCTACGAAGGCATACGACTGTACTTGTGTCATGGAGTTCATGTTGCCGGAAAGGTCCACCTTGGCCGAGCGGAATGCTTTGCTCAGCCATGTGCGGTCCCTTTTCGTCACCACGATTACGGCCAGCGACGCGGTTCCCTCAGATGCTACAGGGACGCCGCTTACCGCAGCCGTAGCGAACTTCGATCCGCCGTTCTAATGCAGTTCGGCTGATCGTCGTTTGAACTTCAGGAGAATGCCATGTCTTCTATGAAGTATGGCCCGAACTTCCTCAAAGGAGTCCGGGAGTTCCGCGTTCCGCCAGAGGTAACCTCTGATGTGGTAAAGAAATATCTTGAGGCCCTTGATTGTCCTCGAAGTTTAACAGTTTGGCTGCTCTTTTCTTCTAATGAGCATAACCAAATTGCCGACCTCGAGTTTGATCCTTCTCTCTATTCTTCATTTGAGAGTTGTCGGGATGCTTACGCTGCTACCAAGTTCTTGTCAAAGTTCAAGGATTTATCCACGAACCGCGACTAGTACAAGGTTGCAATGGAGAAGTTCGATGAATTTGAACAACTCTGTAAGCAAACTAATAATCGTTTCAGGTTCCCTGATCATGACCAGAAATACAAAGGTCATGTCGTCTGGCTGCATAACGCAGTTAGGCGTAAAATTTCGCGGATCCTGGGCGACTTTAGTCCTGAAGAGATTTTCGATACCGCGGATTGGGGTCCTGGTGCATCGACGCTTATAAAGCGAAGATTTGCCAGTGCTGCCAATAAATTCCAGTGTGAAACTGGAATCACGCGTGAGTTGCACGCTCTTATTCCGATTGAGATCCTTAAGGAAGCTTATCCCTTATGGGCGTCTCATTTAGCTGAGGTGGGTTTTCCCACTTATCAGCTCGGAAACAGAGTTGTCACTGTACCGAAGGATGCGAAAACCAATCGAGTTATCGCCATAGAACCTGGGATCAATCTTTGGTTCCAGAAATCTCTTGGCGAAATGATTGGGAGACGCCTCCGACGGTATGGGGTCGACTTACGCTATCAGTCGAGAAACCAAGAGCTTGCCCGTCTGGGTAGTTTATCTAACCAGCTTGCAACTGTTGATCTTTCTTCTGCTAGCGATTCCATAGCCTATTCCGTCGTTGAGGATTTACTGCCTCCACGGTGGTTTTCGGTTTTGGATAGTTGTCGATCTCATTACGGCATCCAAGGCTCTCGGACTATAAAGTGGGAG